GACCGATGCAGGGGTGCTGGTCGAGTATGCATCGATGATGATGGCGTCTGAGTCAACGAGGACAAAGTTCCCGCGGATGAAATAGATACCCCGCTGAAGTTCGGCAGTCGATCCAAGACCCGTTGGATTGTCGATCGCCGGGAGCAGAGTGAGTTGGTACTCGGTAAAGTTATTCTCGTCGGTTTCATCAACAAGGACACGAACCCGCTCTTGCGGTGCAAAGAATTTCTTGTTCGTATCATTGGCAGAAGAGGTGTACTCGACGATAAAGCCCTGTGGAATACCTTCCTCGGTATCCCGGCGCTGGTGCAAACGCGCAAATGCCTTTACACCATGGGTCGAAGGATCTGATCCCTCGGCGCCAATACCACGGAGTTCACGGCCCAAAATCTGCTGAGCAGCAGCCTCGGCCTGTACACCCACCGAAATGCCTTCGGGTGTCTGTTCGACACCATCGACCGTATCAATTTTCTGGATAATTGGGTCGACCTTGATAAAGGTCTTCCGAAGAACCGACAGTTCGCCGGGGATGACAACCGACCCTTCCTTGAAGATATGCTGACCAAACTTGGTGATCTGATCCTGAAGAATGGATTGTGCCTGATTAAGCTCACGGGTCTGTACGGCGTACCCCGGACGAAAGAGGACTCTGAGAAATTTCTTGGCCTCATCGAAGTCGTCAAAATACGGGGCTGTATTGAAATCTGCCATGGGTTCCTCTTTACCTTAATATTCCATTACCAGAGTGATCGATTCGATTTGGTCATCTCGACGATCGATTGATTCTCTGTTATTTATAAACAAAATGTCCCCAGAATACGGTTCAACTTCAGGAGGAAGTATTTCTGTGATTGTTGCCGTAGTGCCCGAACTAAGACCTCTGATGACCTCACCGACCTGAAAATCGATTGAGTTCGAGATCGTGTCATCTCGGATAATTCGGAGGATGTTATCCTCATACACATCGACCTGAAGTCCAAGGGCACCGGATGACTGACCAGCAATCGTATCATCTTCCGTGAATGTCGCATTCGATTGATCGAGTACTAATCTATATTTAGCATCAAGTGTCTGAGCCGATGCCGGGGCGGAGAACGACTCATACTCAAATGGGTCCTGAATCAGTCCAATGCGCCGGAAATCATTATCGATCGTAAAATCACCTTCCCCTTCATCATACGCAAATCGAAGGTTGATCAGCACGTACTGGGCAAGGAGTTCTTGCTCGGGTACCGCGCCGTGCCCCTCAAAGGGCGAGATGATCGGGCGAAGTACCGCCTCGGTATCACTTGTTTCATTCACGACCACGGCCCGTGCCTTCCTGAAATTCTCACCAGCCCGTGAAGTCGCGATCTCTACGTTCGTTACCGCGCCTGATGAATCAGTCTCGGCGATCCCTTCGGCAGAAGACTGAACGACAAACGCCGTACCAGTCGAATATCCCGAACCACCGATCACGGGGGTCACATTGATGATCTGTCCATTCGGGTCCGTGTCGGCAAGTCCGTACGCGGTCTCGAGTGCTCCGTCTACAGTGATCTGTCGGATCGCAACTGGGATGTTGGTCTCGGGAGCATACGGATATCCGGACCCACCGTCATCGACAGTTATGCCCGTCACGATTCCCAAGTTCGATGTCACGGTCACTTCGGCCGTCGCATTTTCGTCGCCATCACCTGACACAAACACCGGGAGTGTCGATGACCCGGCAATTGATGCATCGGGCGTGTACCCCGAGCCGGCCGATTCGATTGCGATATTCTCGATTGATCCGACCTGTGCATTGTCTACGACCGTCTGATCAAACGAGATTGGCAAATACCCCGGGACAAAGAACTTGCGGAGCAGTGAATCGGTCAGCGTGAACATATACTTCCACTTGTACCCGTCAGTCTCGGGGGTAATATCATTGGTCGTATGCGTCGGCTTGACTGTCGATTGTGCTCCCTTGTTATTGGAAATACACTTGTACACTTTCTGATCATCAGTATACACGTAAAAATTCTGTGTTGCAAGATCTACTGCATCATCGTACTGGTCAAAGACAGTCCCCGATACCCAGTCGATCCTCTTGAATCCGAGCCGTGCGTCCTGAAAGTCCACCTTCTTGAGTGCCGTCATGTCGTGCCATGCCGAGTACTCGGCGCTCAGTGAGTCAACTGCCGTCGGGGGCGCTTGTTCATCTGGCCAAGGCTGTGTGCGACCGTAGAACACATAGTAACTCGAATCGAAGTTCTGAATCGCGTCGACTACGGTCTTGGCGTTTCGATATGGAAACTTACTAGACAGTGTTGATGATGATGCCATTATAGGTAACCTTACTATTGTTCAATGAATTCTTCTGCGTCTTCCGAGTCAAACGACTGGGTCGACGATTCGGCAGTGTCGACAAACGGCTCGTTAAAGAACTCGGTTCCGACATACGCCTCAGAGAAGAATACCTGATCGGGGATCGTGTAATCCTGCGAGAACCCGAGCGGTGTATTCGTGAGCTTCGGTGTTTCTCCGAGTATGTAGCCACTCGGCTCGGTGGTCGCGACGTACAGGAGTGAATCTTTGATCCGACCATCGAGGGTCTGGTTGATTCGGATATTCCCGAATACCTCGGTGCCACCCGGGTGGACAGATTTCTTGAGTGCATCGATCCATTGCCGAGTCGAGTAATTAGTCGATACCTCATACGAGAATTTCTGATAGAAGAACGAATCCTGTAGGACAATTGACTCGGACAACTGGCCTCGAACATCTTCATAGTACCCGGGAGTCGTGACCACGGCATCGAACACGAGGAGGAATTGTGCGCCCTGTCCGTTAATGGTGTCGATCTCAAAGACCGGGCTCGTGAACGTGATATCCACTGCGATTTCAGTGTCGACCGTACGGCCCGGGATCACGAGTGTCAACTCATCGAGTGGGATGATGACCGGCTCGACCCGACCTTCGACAATGATCTCTGAATTGATGACCGGGATCTGGATCTGCGTGTCCCGGAGGTACGCCATCAGATTCCCGATATTGACCGATGGTCCTACCAGTAGTCCGTCTGATTCTCGGTATAAAAGAAAATCTTCAAAATAGAATTGCGGCGGATTCTGGGAATCGAGTACCTGATCCGGTGTGTTACCGGCACCGTAGTTGGAGATCCTTACGTCGGTGATCGCACCGTTCTGCTCATCGACCCCCGACACGTATGCCGTGAACGTGAACCCCTCAAAGCCCTCGACACGAATTCGATCGCCCCTGCGGTATCCGGTACCACCCGTCAGAATTTGAATATCGGCAAGTGACCGGTAGATCTCGGCCTCAAGACCACCCGGCCCGATGATCCGCTCACGAGGATTGAATTCTCCGAGTTGCGACCCCTTGACGAGCGTGAGCTCAAAGATGATCCCGTCAGAATAGACCTTGCGCTCAACACGATCAACCCGTGCTGTGGCATCGGACCCAAGCTGCTGAATGATCTCGCCAGTGAAATCCTCGGCATCCCCCGAGATCATCGTCACACGGATCTTGTCCTCGACGATCCAACGTCCGTCCGATGGCTTGAGTACCTGATCCCACGGGAAATAAACTTCGATCTCGTCGTTCAGGAACAGTCGGAAGAATGCCTTGATTGCTTCTTCGGACCCCTTGGATCGCCACAGCTCCGAGATCTTATCGTAAAAAACATTTGGATCGGCTGCATATGTCTGTGGGACATACAACCCGAGCTCCCGTTCGATACGACGAAGGAACCGACGATCCTGTGTGTGGATGTCCCTTTGCTCGGGTAAGGTGTTCTGGAAATACCCCGCCTCGTTTGACTCCTCTAGGAAATCAAAGTACGCAGTGACAAACTCGACGAATTTCGGATAGTTCGCACGAATATGATCGGGAACGAAATCATCGATCAGAGCCGATAGATGCGGAGACAAATTTTGTCTGTTATTATCAGTCATGGCGTGGCGTGGTACTGTACCTTACTCCCGAGAAGTCCTGACCCGCGACGATCGTATCAACTTCCCCGGTAACATTTACATCGTTCATATCAATCGTGAGGATATCGTTGAGTTTCGGCGCAATGTCGTTTGAGTTCGGAATTGCCTCGACCTCGATGTACGAGCCCTGAAAATTCGTCGGTGCAAAGTTCTCGAGGATGACCCGAGAGCCTTCGATGCGTCCGGCGTCGGCAATGACGACCACTTCGTTCACGTCCTCACCCGTCACGATCTGAACCACCCGATTGCCATCTTTGGTCAACCGATCCTTCAGGCGACAAGACTGGTTGTTGATCGTAAACAGGGTGGATGAGCGAATGACACTTTCTTGAGATTGTGTCTCGTACAGTGGAGCCGAGAAATCGAGGATATAACGATTCGGGGTCGATAAGATCGGCTCAAACCGCTTTTTGACGTATACGCGCATTACCGAGTTGAGAATCCCTTCGGACGTGTCATCGATATTCCCAAGGACGATCGAATTCCGGAACACAGACCCGAATGAATTGAGTGTGTTCTCGTTGTACGTGTCGATCGTGTTTTTGACCGCCGACTCGAGTTGCGTCTCGGTCAGTTCGGTCCCCGTTGGGTCATACTTAAAGAAGATATCAAGGGCAATATGCGTGAATGTCGGATCGACAATCTCGGGGGTGATGGTCACGACGGTCTTGGGACCAACGATGTCATTAAGGATCTGATCTCTCTCGGCCCGGGATAAGAGATCTGAATTTTGTGGCTTGACGGAGATAAACACTTTCCCATATACAGGCGGATCGTTGTCTTCGCCACCCCACACGTTGACCGAGTCAAGATTCGAGAAGTTCTCACGAATAATAGCCTCAAAGTCCTGTGGCGTGACGGCACGATTCTGTGATGCAAATGTGAGCGGGGCATTGAAACGGATCTCGTCGATTCGCTCTTTCCCCTCGCCGCCACGAGCGGGTTGAGTCGTCGTGATCGTGAGATTTGAGTTCCCTTCAATAGATTCGGTCGTCGTGAATACTCGCGCCCCGTTCGCCTCTTCTCGATTGGTCGAGATGTATTCGATTCGCACCAGATTATTGTTCTGAAGTGCTTTACCGATCACACCATCCCCGAACGTGACCTCGTACAACCCATCTGGATTCTCGGAGATAAAATAAATCTCCGATTCCGCACTGATCGATGTGATCTCTTTGGCCGGGGTATACACGTCATATGTGCTCGATGTCGGTGAATCAAACACCTCGACCAGTAGAGTTGACGTATCGGCATTACGATCGGGGATCAGGATTTTCTCGTTACCACGCACGTCGTACAGATACTCGACCGTCTTGACCGATCCTTCGAGAATAGAGACCGACTCGAACACCGCATTGCTGGTCGAGTACTCCTGATCGGTCACAAAGTTGTATGTCGTATTCCCGATCTTGGATTTCAGACGGAATCCTTTGGGGAGGGTGAGTGACTGGGACGACGGATTGTTGACCGTGATGTCGACCACGGCAGTCGGGGCCGATGATGACTTGGGCGTGTACCCGAGCTGGCGGGCATGGCCGACGACCGAGCCACGGAATTGGGCCGTGTCGAGGAATGTCTCGTTGATACCAAGGTTTGCGTTCACGGCATTGTAGTGAGTCGCGTATGCAAGGATATCGACCAGTGTCCCAAGGGCCGAACCCTCGAAATCATAATCCCGGAACTCGTCCTGATCCCGAAGATACGATTTGAGATTAGACTTGATGTCCTCGAAATCTATCTCCGAGACACTTAACCGTTTGTTGATGTTTGGATCGGCCATCTATTTGTTACCTTATCTGAGACGCTCGACGACGAATTCGACTGATGTGACCTCGGCTTGAGGCGACAGGATTTCAAACTCCATAAAGATTCGCATGGCATTCCGGTCAGGAACCGCGGTCACCTGTACGTCAAGGATACGGACACGCGGCTCGTAGTTTGCTATCGCAACACGGATCTGCTCCTCGACCAGTGATGCCGTAATCCCATCGAAGTTCTCGAAAAGATAACTCCGCAGATTACCACCAAAGTCGGGGAGGAACGGACGCTCGCCACGATTGGTCGACAGGATATTGACGATCGATTGTTTGACCGCCTCGGTATCTCTTTTGATCGAAACTGCGTCAGTGACGGGATTGCGCTTGAATGCAAAGTCCAGATCACTGTACGTTCTTTCTCGTGCGCGTATGCCTAAATCTGCCATACTATTATTTATACCCTTAGTTGGCGAATACGTTCGGTGAACCGGATATCATTGACCCTGCATCGGCAGAATCACCAATTCGCCCGACGGGAATCCCTTCGATAAACACATTCGGCGAACCCGCATTCAGATTCGCAACATGAGGAGCACACGGTGGGTCAGGTGGGACCGGATGCGCGACCGTCGGGGCACCGACCACTGCGGCAAGAATCCCATTCACGAACACCGAACCCTGATTTGCCGACGCGAGTGTCGTTGTGCCCACGCAACCATGACCCGTCGAGAGTGTGTCCCCTACCCGTACAACTGCCGGCATTACTGTGTACTCTCCTGTGTATTCGCGAGTGCCGCTTCGTTTGCAGCGCCCGGACCAAGTGGCCCGGAGTACCGACCAGCGGCCTCAAACGCATCTTTGATCGAGCGTGTTGGGAATCGAGGTATTGTCTCAAAGTCCGAAAGGCCGATCCGCGATGTCAGATCGTCTTTCTCCGGAGGTTCGGGTGGACCATCAGGGGTGGTGGCCGGCTGAGCGAGCTCGACGACTTCCTCACCCACTTTAACAATGTTTGGAATATCCTTACACAGATTCAGTGGCGTGTTCAGCGGGTCGCGAATAAATTGCTCAACATTCTCGATCACCCGATCAATCGCCGGACCGGCGTCCTGATACGCATCACGCAGTTCAAGAAGCTGTGCAATAGTCCCACCCGGATTTGACAGTGCCTCTTCGGATAGAATATTGAATAAATCCTCCTGAAGTCTGCGCTGCACGACCCCCGGATTATTCTTGACGGCATCCGATAAAGTTTCTACCTCTTCGGCAAACCCTTTGACCGCATTGATCGCATTCTTTCCGGCAGTAAGGACCTGATTGATCTCTTTCTGGGTCTCGTTGATCTGATTAACGATCCCAGACTCGCCACACAAACTGTCAAATAGTGATGCCATATCTTATCCTACGGGTTCAAGTTGATGTTCGGTCCACCGATCACGGTGATATCACCGCCGGCAGTTACATCAATTGTCGAACCAGCCTGAGTTAGCTGGAGACCACCGATGGTCTCGATTAAGTTAGAGTCAGTATCAAATTCGATATTGTCGACAGACTCGAGACGATGACGCCCTTCCGTGGTCACGAGTCGCTGCCCGACCGTCAGGATCGATTCGGCACCCGTGGTCACGATGTTTGAATTCGCAGTGATGGTCTGTGAGCGATCACCTCGGACGATCAGATCAGATGTCCCGCCAATGGTCTCTGTGTGATTCGAGTCAACGAGGATCGTCTGATTACCACCACAGTGGAGCGAATGCTTCTCAAGGATGTTGATCGCCTGATCGGCCCCGATCTCGGCGGTATCATTGCTCCCGATCTTGGCTGCACGATTCCCCCGAACGAACTCATACTTGTTGCCATCGATCTCCGTGATATGGTCGCCCTTGATTAACTGGCGGACCGTCCCGTCGACCGTCATGTTCAGATCACCGGCAATGTAGATGTTTTGATCTTGCAGGGTGATCGAGTATCCATCACCCACGATCTTGATGGTCGTGGTCCCGTCGGCGAGTACTTCGTGATAGCTCCCCGAGCTGTGCGATTTTGTGACCCGTTCATTGTCGGGTGTCGAGTCATATTCCTCAAGATGTCCGGCCTCAAACTCACGGACCGCATTGTACGGGTACTGCGACTGTAGTGATCCGCGCAGATCATTTTCATCAAATGTCGTGCGATCGAATTTCTCGTCCGGTACCTCGGATGACACGGTCGGTGTTGGATACGCCTTTGCCCTTGGGATTTCGGTCTGCCGTTGCTCTTTGCGCTGATTATATGTCGGGTGCTCGGTCCACCGATCCTCGTCCGATACGAGTGATAGATCCGAGTTTGAATCCTCGCCGGTCCATCGTGGGTTCGCACCAAAGGGATCAGAAAAGCCCCTTTCAAAATCCGGGAACTGATCCTGTGACGATGGGATCGAACCCATCACGATCGGGTCCTGCATGTTCGGGTCAAGGTACGAGACCACGACCCATGTCCCCTCGACAAGTTGTGAGACCGTTGACCCGGCCGTCGGTGTGTTTGCCGGCTGCACGACCATCGACCATGGGAGATCCGAGATCTGTATGTCATTCTTCCGGTCGGGTGAGTGAACACCAAGTACGCGCACACGTACGCGCCCGCGCTTGAGCGGGTCATTCCGATCTTCAACAACACCAACGTAAAAGTTATTCATACATTATCACCTTGCAGAGAACTCAATGTCCTCGCGAACACGCGGCGGATCACCAAGGTCTGGTTCATCTTTATTGGGTTTGAGATTCGCACGATCACCCATCCCATCGCGAATCAATTCGGCAGTCATCGTGTACTCGCCATTTTTGATGTAGTGGCGAATCGCCGAGACGATGTATTTACCCGAGTTGACCTTGTCCTCATTGTCCTCGGCCTCCTCGAACTTGGGCGAGAACCGCGGGAAGTTGTATGTCACAGTCTTTCCAACCCCGAATTGCTCATCGGTCCCCTCGGGG